TCTGTACCCCGGCGTTAGGATGCCATGCTCCACCCTGCCGAGCACCTTGCTCTTGGTGGTCGAGCGGTCAACGATGTCGCCGTTGTCGCCCCACGCTGCCAAGATTTTGCCCTCGACTTTCTTCAGAACAATGAAGCTTCCGTAGTTGTCGCCGATGTAGGCGTTCAGCACATCTTCAGCAGAGCGCACGCTGTTCTTGATAATGCCACGGCCTTTCTCCACAAGTCCTTTGAGAGCAGTGATGACCTTGTTGATCTCCACGTCAAGGATGCCTGCGTACTCTTTGCGCAACAGGATTGCCGCCGCCACAGTTGTTGTACAGCCTGCGTGCCAGTAGCGCTCGTCGTCGTTGAAGTTGAGGACTTTCTTCAAGTGGACGTGAACCTTGCGCACAATCTCTTCAGCAGTCTTCTGGTTTACCGCCAGCCAACGCACCCAAGCCTCGCCTGCTACGCCGTAGTTACGCTTGACCTCAAGCAAAGTCTTGCGCTCTTCGGAAGTAAACTTAAGTTTGATGTGAGGCGTCCACTCAAGCATGCGCAGAAGCTCGCCGTTTGAACTGTGCTTACGTGCCCCCGCCATGTAGTCGGTCAGCTTCTCGTTACCCGTCATCGTGCAGGTAGCCGTCCACGTACTATTATTGATACGCTCTTTGTTGGAGCCAGACTCCATGCGCTCTTTGCCCTGACCCTCTGCGTAGTCAAAGATAAAGGCGGGGGCCCACTCCATGTCCTTGCGTTGAGTGTTGGTGATCTCGTCGATCAGAAGCGGCATGCTGTTGAGCAAACCCGCACGTTGTTGCATAGCAACAGGTGACGTACTCTTGCCTGTGCGGTAGCGTAGTGGGTGCCCCCAGACGCCTGCCTTCGCACTTAGTACTAAAGACTTACCAGTGCCAGACCACTGTGAGCCGATGTGCCAGACGAAACCTTCGTACTCTGTGAAGCGCATAAGTGGTGATCCAAAGGAGTCCAGAGCTACAGCCAAGGCCGTCTCCATCCCTTCTTTCTCCACAAAGATCGTCTGCCACAAGTTACGCCACGTATCAAGGTCGCCCCTGCCGTTGGTGTTGCGGTTGATGTTCTCAAGCCCGGGCATGGGGATGCGAGTCTCGCGCCCATCTTTACTGAACACGCGGTTGTTGTACACAAACGACTGGTCTGCTTGCCATCCACACTGGAACGGCACCTCGATCGGCTTGCGGTTCTGAGAAGCCTCGCCCACGCATGCACGCACATACTCAAACAACGTTTTGTCGTGACCCGCAAAGGTGCTGACGATGTTCTGACTGGCCAACCACTTGAGCGTCTCGTCCTTGCTGACAATAGACTTCTGTGGGAAGTTCAGCGTTTGCACGCCTTCGGGACGCACAGCGGCCATGTGAACCAAGTGGTCGTTCTCCATCTTCAACAGGTCAACCACAAACAAGTCGTAGGGAACCAGTTGAATATTCTTCTTGGACTTCTTACCCTCTTCATCTTCCTCGGTACGCGTGCAGTACACGCCACCATGCTCGCCGTAGCTGAAACCGCGTGGCGGCACAGGACGCACTACGCTAGGTGCTAGGGGTAAACCCGTATCTTCTGGCTCGTAGGATTCCTCAGAGTCAAGCTCGCTTTCATCGAAGTCTTCCTCGACTGGCGCAGACAGCATGATCTCTTTGGCGGTGTTGTCCACCTTGATCTCGCGCCCCAGTATCAGCGGGTTGGTGATTTTGCCCCAGTGCTTGCACTTCGTACAAATGCCGGGGTTCTCACTGTCCATCTTCATGCAGGCGTATGGCCCTTTGATCTCGCCAAGCTTCTGGTGCATCCGCTCGTGTGGGTACGGGTGCATGTCCGACAGCCAGATCGCTTTCTCCGCGCCATCCTCACAGACCTTTGCCCAAGACAGTAGACCACGCCAGATCGGTTCTTTGCCGTCCTCGGTAGCCGTGGCGATGTAGTCCTGAACCTGACCGCACTGGTTCTCAAAGTTGGCAAACAGTGTGAAGCTATCCTGAATCAGCTTAACCTGACCGCGTGTCTGTGCAGTGGGGCGCTGACCGGGGAGGTCTACCTTGGGCGCAGGGGGTGCAGGCACCTCTTCCAACTTCTCGTAAACAAGTGGCGAAAAAGTCGAAAAGTCAAAAATATCGCCTTCTTGGACTATTCGGACAGGACGCGGTTGTGCGTATTTCTTCTTGTTGTTGGCAGTTCCGGGCACGCGCAAGATACGCGCAGTGTCAGCCGTCACAGCCATGTCGATGGTAAAGCCCTCCTGTTTGCACAGACGCTTCAAGTTCTCAGCAACAGGTTTCCAAACAGCCGCAGGAATCTCGTCCTTCAGCGGCCAGTAGCAGTGCAAGCCACCACCTGAGTCAACCACCCATGGCGTGCCAAGCGCATCAAGTCCAGACTTTGTCAGGAACTCAATCAGCGCATCAGCCGCCGCTTTCTTGGTGGCATAGCCGTCCAAGTCAACAAAGAACGCTTTGAGGTACTGAGCTTCTTCAGCGCCGCGCTTCTTGTCGAAGGTAGCTACGCCATAGAAAACGTCATAGTTGTTGGCGTGCCACTGCTCGATCGTCGGGATGAGGTCATCAATCTTGTCTGCATATACATGCTCTTTCTTCTTTGTGAGTTCTACCGCGCAGTAAAGTCCGAAGCCTTCGGACGGCAGAACCACCGCTAAAAATTCAGCGGATGTCATGTTTGTCCTTTGGTTATTCGTCGTATTCTGCAAGCTCGTCAATGGCTCTGGCCAAGCGCAAGCAAAGCTCTTCCACCCACTCTTTTGGCAGGTTCTCGTTGCCCATCAGGTACACGTGGCGCAACAGTTCTTCGTCTGTCAGGTTGTTAGGTTGAACGCCTTGCATGTCTTCCTCCAAGCTTCGTCGCCTGTACTTGACGACTGTAAAATTTTAAGAACGGCCTCGACTGTTGGTCGGTAGGCCACGAATACTTCCCCGCCATTGAACCAGTTGTAAACAGATTGCCGAGAAGCGCCTGTTACTTTTGCTAGTTTCGTGACTGGGAAGTCATGGTGCACAGCCCATCGCCCGAGTTGGTTGCCCAACGTCTTAGGCGCTTTCTTGACTGCGCTGATTACTTGTGGTGAATATGGCATGGTGTAGGTGAGGCGGTGTTGCATCCCCCGGGAACCCCCAGAGGCACCGCCTCGTAATCCTTTACTTTCTGTTTTGTGCCATTAGCAAGCAGGTGGCACGTTCAATTTCGACTTGGTCGAACAAAGCACAAGCCGCAACCATGGGGTCAGCGCCGTTGGATACAGCTTTCTCCCATTTGTCACGGCGGTCGTGCATGCCGTAGGTGCAGGAAGCGATCCCGACTACGAGCACCATTGCCGCAACGCCCCATATGCGGAGCCAAAATTCATTTTCTTCCATTATTTTCTCCTTGTAGGTGGAGGTACTCACCGCCCGTCCGCAAGTTTCACAACTTTGCACGGCTTTCCCCCCGTTATCCTTTACTCGTTCTCGTCCCAGTCGTCGACCATGGCAGAGAGGTCAGCCTTGGCTTTGGGCACAGCGTTGGGCTTCTTCTCTTCCTTGCGCACCACTGGCTCCTCGTCGTCCTCGGCAGGCAGAGGGGCAGGCTTGGCTTTGGTCTTGGCCTTTGGTGCGGGAGCTTCTTCCTCTGGCTCGGGTGCAGGGGCGGCGGCAGGGCGTTTACCTTCAAGCTTCAAAGGTGCAGGGGCAGACACGTTGTCCATCTTAGCGACAGTCATTGTGATCGCCTTGATCGCGGCGTCAGTCTTGCCCTGTTGCTGAATGGTTGGGAACTCGTCGTCGGTCAACCAACGCATAGCCTTGAAGTGGAGCTTGGGTGACTCGGACTTGGTGTCAAACTTCATGCGGGTGATGACCTCAGATGGGTCAATGTTCTGCGCGGCCAAGTAGCGGGCGTATGCTTGCAATGGACGGTTGTCGCCCTCTTCCTTACCGAAGATTGACGTAGCAGGCAGAGTCAACTGCATGACTGCGCCCTCCATGTCGTTGGCCAACACCACAGCAACACGTTGCTGATAGCGGCAAGCGCGGCTGTTACCTTGACCAGAACCTGCGATGTTCTTGGGGCAACCGTCACACTTGGTGCTCTGGGGGTTGCTTGCGTCAGGGCTTGGCAACTTGCCGTCTTGTGACCAGCAGTCAGGCGCAGAGGCGGCGGCGTCCTTGTCGTAGGAGCCTGCATAAAACACGCGTGAAACATCAGGCGCGGCATTGACAACCACCACGTCGAGGTAGCGGTCTTCGATTGCGGCGATCTCTTTGCCACCATCAATCAGACGGAACACGCCGCCCTTAATGGAGATACGCTTGCCGCCACCACCGACTGAGCCACCGGCTAGCGCCTTGGCAATGGGGGACAACTCTTTGCGGTTCTTTGCGAACGCGGGGGCTTGGGATGGGTTGAAAAGAGCTACGTTGCTCATAGTTTTCTCCTGATTACTTAGTTGGTTTACGAACTGAAATGGCGTACTCTGTTAAAGAGTTAAGCCCTGCGGGTACTAGATTGGGGTTGTCGGCCAAGAAGGTTGCCATGTTGGTCTGCGCAATACGCTTCTCCAACAAATCCAACGCATCGTGTTCCTTGATGAACTCTTTGAACGAGTCCCAGTCCTGTGTGTTGTAGCGCGTCTTGGTAGACAGCACTACTGTGCCTTGGTCTGTGCGTACGCTTGATACGCCTAGCTTGAGCATCTGGTCTTTAAGCGCGATCTTCACCACGTCTTGCTGACGCTTGATGTCCTCAATCTCAGACTCATACTGAGTGGTTAACTCTTGTATGCGTGACTGCATCTTGCGGTAGACCTTGGCCAACTTGTCCATGGGGACAGTAACTTCTGTCGGCGCTTCCTGAGGAGTCGGCTCCTCATCATCTATGTTTAACATTGGCTTCTCCTGAAATAGTTTTATTGTCAATGGTTTGACAGCATAGCACGACTGAATTGATTTGCAACTCCTTTCTTAAATATTTTTTACTTCGCTGTCGAACATGCCAACAAGCAAAGCGTGGTCGGAAACTTTTGTATTCATTGCTTTGAAAAGTTTCTTCTCGATTGGGCTTGACTCAATGTGTACCACAGTAACTTTGTCGGAATCTTGACCTTTGCGGTCAGCTCGTGCTATGCACTGCGTGTACATCTCAACAGACATTAGTGGACCAAAGAAGACAACAGTATCAGCGGCAGTCAGGGTAATCCCGTGGGCTGTCGCTTGTGGTTGCAACACCAACACGCGAATGTTGTTGGTGGTCTGGAAGTCGTTAATGATCTGACCGCGCTTGGTTGCAGACACGTCGCCATGAATTTGGTCAACGGCATAGCCGTGCTTGGTGAGATATGTAACGATGGTGTCAATGCTTGAGCGGAACAGCGCGAAGATGATGACCTTGCGGCTTGTCTCCTCCAACACTTCCTCAAGCACACTCAGGCGAGGCGCGGCATCGAACTCCACAACTTCCTTCTCGTCTGTGTACGCGGCACCGCAACTGATTTGTAGCAACTTGTTTACAGCAACGCCTGCATTGACTGCGCTGATTGTTTCTCCGGCAGCTTGGACAAGCATCTGTTCTTTGAGTTGCTTGTAGTACTTCGCTTGCTGTGGTGTCATCGGTACTTCGCGTGTGACTGTGATGACTGGCGGCAAGTCAAGACACTGCTCTTTTGCAAAACGTATTGCAGGTTGAAGTGCATCGAACACAAGGTCTCTAGCGTTGGCTTTGGGTGCCCACTTGAACATGCTGATCTTGTTCATCACCTTGTCGCGCCATGATGTCTGGAACTTAGGCACACCGCTTGGGTTCACGAGCCTTGCCAAACCATACGCATCCACAGGTGACTGCGATGCAGGCGTACCAGTCATCATCCACAAGTATGTCTCTGGCTTGATGATTGACGCAAGTGTTTTCCATCTGCGTGTAGATGGGTTCTTGTATGCGTTGGCTTCATCGACGATCACCAAGTCGAACCTACCATCAGCGTTGATCTCAGAGGCAATCAAGTTCAGGCCGTCGTAATTAGCAATCACGATCTCGTAGTCCTGCTGAATCATCTCGATGCGCCGTGAGGCTTGCGTATGGTGGGCGACGATGGCACTTCTGTGTATCACGCTTCTGTTGATGTCACCCATCCATGCGCTGTGCATGATAGACAGCGGACAGAGAATCAACACACGACGTACTTCACCACGCTTCATCAAGAAGTCAGCCGCCCACAATGCCGAGAGCGTCTTGCCAGTTCCGGGGTCGTTAAAGCAGAACGCTCTGCGGTGTAGTGTGAGGAAAGCCGCTGTCTCTATTTGGTGAGCCATTGGTATAAACTTTCCGGGCCAGTCGTAGCGCCTAGTGATAGGCGACGGCACATCCTTCACACCAAGGTTGCGTAGCACCCGAGCTTCATCGAGCCCCCAGTACACAGCTACTTCATAGATGCCGTTCTCTTCTGAAAGAACTTTGTGTTTAGGAATGATGGCGTACTTGCTTGGGTTGCGTGTGCGCAGTACGAGCGCTTTGTCTTCAACGATTTGCATTACGCATCTTCCTTCAGCCTAGACCAAGGCGTTGTGTCGCTGTGATGGTTAATCTCTTCCATCATTTTGTTTTGGTGCAGTCGTGCGGAAGCATCGCACCAAAAGTCGTCTTCTAACTCTGACACATCTACCCACGTATCTCCGAAACGTGCACGCCACAGATTGACTAGCTCTGATAAAGGTATTGAGTACACAGGGTCCTTGTTAGGGTTGAACGTGGTCATGGTGATGGCGTTGTCTAACCTTGATACCGCTTTTGCATAGTCCGTCGGGTTCATTCCCATTTTGGCCGCTAGCGCAAGTTGTGACGGGTTTAACATTATTGTTTTCACTTTTCCCATTTGCTTCTCCTTGATTTATTCTGGTCTGCGGCACACGTACCGCGCTCGATCTGTTAGGTAGTGCGTCTCAAGCTCGCCCATTTGTTTGAGCCTTCGGTACGCTAGCCTAAAAAAGTTATCGCCTTCAACATCCACTAGGTCAATCCATTCGTTTCCATAACGTGTTACCAGAGATTGATTAAGTTTTCGACAGAAGATTGATACGCTTCATGTTCAAGCTCCTTGCTTGTGGCAGGCGTGTGTGTTTCGCCTGTAATCTTTCCTATCGTGTGTTGTCCCGCCGCATTGGAAAGCGCGTTGTTGTACTGCTGTTGCGCTAGCTGTACATTTGCAATAGAGATGTTGCCCCACGGAGCTTGCCCCAATAGGCTCGGAGATTGTTGAGCGGGACCAATCGCGCCTTGCAGACCTGTCGTACCTTGAAGTCCCTGCGCGGCGTGTTGAGCGCCGCTACCGAATAGGTTGTTTAGTAGTGACATTATTTTATTGAGTGGTCTGACTTGCGAGCGTATGAACGGTTCGCACTTGCATCTTTGACGCGCAGGTTTGAGCGCACAGTCTTGCCGCCTTTTGAGAGCGCCTTCTTGTGGTCAACATCTTTGCCGTCACCCTTGTGCACGAGGCCTTCTTTCTCCATCATGGCGCGTGCTTTGTTACGAGCGGCGCGTTTCTTTTTCACAGCGGGTGTGCCGTCATACTGCTCGTACTCTTTGGCGTAGGGGCGGGGTTTATTTACGTAAGGCATGTTAGTTCCTATCTTGCTTGGTTGATTTTGGACACGGATTGAAGTGCGTCTACTACACGCATCGGTTGGTCTGGCGCCATTGGGACTCTCACCACGTCATGGGCTAAACGCAACGCCATAACTGTCGCACACTCTGGGTGAAACCACAATGCTGTGAAGCCTTCGATGCGGTCGTGTAGTGCTTTAAAACGAGGGTCTTTACTTTGTGACATAACGCCCTGCCCTGAGTGCTCAATCGCATACTGATCTTCTCGTATCTCTTGGCGGCAAATGTGACATTTGCATGGGGTCATAGTGAATTCGTTTGGGGCGTGTATGGCCATTTGTTTCTCCTAGTGTTTCTTGTTGAATTCGCAGGTTTTTACTGGGCACCAACCGCACAGAGGTGTTTGGTTGGGATTCCACACGTCGTTGGCAAAGCTTGCTTCAAGCCGCGCAGTACGCTCACGGTAGTCCCACCAGTGTTTGTCGATGTCTTCTCGCGCCATGGACATCTTGACCATGTCGTTCTTGACAATGAATAAAAGTGCAGAGTTAACTTTGCGGATGTGCGGGAAGTGAGCAAACACCATGAGCGACATGAGCACCAACTGATCTCTGTCTGGGTACTTGTTGTTGCCTGTCTTCCAGTCACCCACCCACGCTGTAAGGTTGTCGTCATCAATGATTAGGATGTCAGCAATCCCGCGCACCCACACGTCTTTGTCTTTCCAACCTGTTGGCTTGAGGTCGACAGTCAGCGCCATCTCAAACTCAGCGAGCTTGCGCCCATTCTTTTTCAGCATGGCGTCCACCACAGGCTTGAACTGCTCGTACTCAGGAGGGATTGGTTTGCCATCCCGAATATAGAACTCAATGGCTTCATGCACCTGATTGCCGTAGCGTGTTGCCTCAGTCTCAACGAACGGGTAGTTCTTCAAGACCTTGACCTCTTGGTATCTACGGGCGCAACCCTCGTAGTCTTTGAGGGAGGAGTGTGACCATGCGGGTTGTTTCATAAGTTTGGGTATTGGTTGTAATGTGTAAAGGCGTCAAAGACGTCGTAGATGAGAGGGCGATTTTCGCGCAGATAGACTGCTAACGAACGACCATTCGGGGTGACTATGTAAGCACCGCGTTGCTTTTCCACTATCTCCCAACCTGCAATCATCATTGCGTCGAACATCGCCTGCTCTTCAGAGTTTCGCAGAGTTAACGGCATCGCTCAACCTATTTGCAAAAGCTGTAACAAAGCGCTCGTTGGAGCTCAAGTCGTGCCCCATGTCGTACAGGATGGCATGCGTAAGCTCATGCCAAAAGGTGTCGTCGATTTCTTCTTGCTCAAACGTGTTGCCGTGATTGTCGAACTTGGCAATCTCGATGCGGTTCTCGTCGAAGTACGTGCGCCCCATGGCGGCGGGGTCTTGTATTGTCTGTGGGCGTGTGACTGTGTATGTCCGCTTGCCCACAGTGATTTCTTTTGGTATCAACATTTGCTTCTCCTTAGTTCTTAGCTAACCCATACCTACGGTGAGCGCCACCGTCAGCGTCCAATGGAATACCTTGCATATAGCTTGGCTCCATGACCATCTGCGCCAAGACCCAAGTCTTAGCGTCAGCCACTTCATCGTCAGGTACAACAGCAATCAGTTCGTCGTGCACTGTGCCTGCGATCGGGTATTTCTTTGCTACCCTCAACATACCATCCGTCATCACAATGCGAGCCAAAGCTTGCGTGATGTTGTTCGTTATCTTCCCTGCATACAACTTGGTAGCGTGTGGCCCATAGACTGCTTGGCTCCTACCTTTGTCGTCCTTCTCATAGCGAAGATCAGGGTACAACAACTTCATTCCGTTGGGCAATTCAATCTCGCCTTTGCGGAACGTAATGCATTTATACACCAGTTCTTCACCATTGACAAGCGATCTGTGCAAAGCTGTTTCACAGAGACTCCAGAACGCTACAACAGGGTACGCAGTTCTCCTATACGTATCTATGATTGCCTTGGATGCAAGCGCATGGTGCAGAAGTTCTGGCGTGGTACACGTGTGCGGTATCTCTAACAGCTTCTCTTCGTTGCCTGCCATCTTGACGAACGCGCTTGCATACTCTGAGTCAACGCCTAACTTCTTTGCAAAGTCTTTCGAATACCGCTGAGGCGGCGCACCGAGGAATCCGACAAGTAATTGGGCCGCAAAGGAAGCCCAACCGAGTCCATAGCCGCATCCCAGAAGCGCACTCTTTGCCGACTGCCGCAAGTCCGGATGAGTGTCTTTGGTGAGACCGGGGATGTTAAACATCTGACTGCCGAACGCCGCGTAAGGGTCGCCTCCACGCCTGAAAATTTCAAGCATATCTTCGTAGTCGGAAAGCCACGCAAGCACTCGCGGCTCAATCTGCGATAGATCGCCGACAACGAGTTGGTAGCCATCGGGAGCCATAATTGCTTTGCGTAGGAACGAACCTCGCTTGAGGTTTTGCATGTTGATGGCCGAGCCTTTCGCCGCTGTCCATCTGCCTGTCTGCGCGCCGTAATAAGAAAGCGGGACTGGAAGCGCACCACGTTTGCTAATATCGAGAAATCTTTGGGCGCGGGTTCTCTCAGTGGTTGATTTAACCTTAAGACGCGCTTGGCAAAGTAGGGCAATGTCTTCACGTTCACTGTTGAGCAACGTCTGGAAGAGTGCATCGTTCTTTGCGAGTGCAAGCGCTGTCTTCCCTGTTGTCTTACTTGTTTTGGTAGGCGGAACAACGCCCAGTTTTGTAAGTAGTTCAGCAAACTTTGGGTTCGAAGCCAACTCAGCTTCCTCCACGCCGAGCCTCTGTAATAGTTGTTCACGAGCGTTGCCCTCCTCGGCCAGTGCCTTGATTAACATTTGTTGGTCTAACTGCAACAGCGGACGCGTGTACATCTTGAGCGTCATGTCGATGAGCCTCAGCTCTTTCGCAGGGTAGCCTGCACGCAGGCGCTTGAAGATCTCTTCACAAAGATACACGTCATGCGCACAGTACTCGGCAAGTTCTTTCTCTATCTCAGGCGTGAGTTCTTGCATGCCGTTGGTGTTGTAGACGGCGGCTCCCTTGGGTGGCAGGCCGAAGTCCTGCGCCAGTTTCATCAACGAGTTGCCCACCTCAACACCGCGTAGAGCGCGAGCCATGGAAAGAGAATCAAAGATAAAGCATGGTCGCCATTTATATACCCATTCCAAAATAGATACATCGAACTGAGCGTTGTGAGCCAGAACAGCAGTAATAGCAGGATCGTAGCAAGCCAAGATGCGCGGGAGCTCTTCTGCTCTGTACCACTGGGTGCGTTTGTCTGAGCCGAACTCGTGGATGCATGCGCCGAAAGCTTTGAATCGTGGGTCACGTATGTACTCCTCTGTTGTCATCTTGGACAGCGTGTACTCTTTGCTGTCCCATCGTGTTTCAAAATCGACTGTGATGATTTGTTTGAATGGCTTGCTCATCTGGTACCCCTCTCTTTAAGCTGTCCGGGGTCGGACGCAAGCGCGTACGAGTCGTGTGCCATGCGCAACATATCAATAAACTTCTCACGTTCACGCTGTGCTACTAGCTTGGCAAAGGCTTCAAGATGCGGAAGAACAATTCTGATGTTCCAATCAGCATCAATAAATCCAGCCTG